TTTATATTATTTTTTGCACATAATTCTTTATATTTCAATTTATCAACATATATTGTGTATTTTGGATCATCTAATAAAGGTACTATATATTTTTTTCCATATTGATTAAATGAATTATTAGTTGAAAAATAATTTATAAATTTTTTATTTTTATAATTTGTATTTAATAAATAATTAAATAAATTATTTGCTAATTACAGATGCTAAGTCACTAAATCTAATGTATTCAATACCCCAACTTTTAGCTAATTCCAGAATTTGTTTTGTTTTTTCTGTTACATTTTCTCCAAAATATTTTACCTTTCCATACTCTAACTCATATTCTTGATTTGCTACACAAACAATTCTAAGTGGCTTACCATATAGTTCAGGAATACTTTGATATTTTATCCATGTACCTAATACTTTTTCTCCTGCTGTTCCATCAACCCACCAATTTGATGTCTTAACTTCATATATATAGTTATCAGTCTCCCAATCTGGTTCAAACCCATTTATAGCTGTTACTTTTCTTGGATTTTCACCTCTAAGTTTTAGAATCTCAAAAACCAAATTCTCTCCTAATTTAGTTGTCCACTGACCATTATTTACCTGGTCTATCATTCTATTTCCCCATTCTTTCTCTTTTTGTTGTTCCTCTTTTTTTTGTTTTGCAATTGTAATTCCTGGTATTTTTGTCAAAGCATCAGGTTTTGTTGTAGCCCAATTAATAATCTCTTTCAAATTATTAATTATTGTGGTATTCATACTAATAGCGTAGGGGTTAAGATTGAATACTATTAGTATGACTACAATAAAAATTTACAATCAATTTTTTTTACAATATAGAAGTAATACTTGATAATTGTTCAGTTGTTAATGTTTTGGGAAATTCTATGTCAAAGATTATTATTAAATCTCCTCTATAATTATCCCTTTCTATTCCAAAATTACTTAAAGTTTTTCTAAATCCTGGTGGTATAATATTACCCACTTCATTATTAATTCTAAACTCTCTACCATCTAAATATTTTAAAATAAAACTGAAACCACACAAAGATTCTTTTAATGTAATTGTTTTTTTATATATTAAATCTATTCCATTTCTCTCAAATATAGACTCATTATTTATATTTATTTTAACCTCTATATCACCTCTAGTCATATTATGTCTATTGCCTTTTCCTATTATTGTAATTATTTCATTATTATCTATACCTTTTGGAATATCCAAATAAATTGTTTCTTGTTGTATTATTTCTATATCTCGTTCATTTATACTTCTTTCTATACTTAATGGTATTTTACATCCTTTAAATGCGTCATAAAGAGAGATATTAATTGTTTTTTGAATAGTAGTTACTTTATTTTTATTAAAAGCTCTATTTGTATTTTCTATTCCAAAACTATTAATGCTACTAAGTGATTCTAAATCTAAACTATTTAAAAAATTTGATATTCCTAATTTTGATAGTAAATCGCCTTGTATATTATTTTTATTATTAAAAATGTTACTATTAACATTACCGTTACAATTACCATTACCATTACACCTATTTTTTAAATTGCTGAGTATACTATTAATGTTATTTAAATTAATGTCTTGCTTAGGAAATATCATATTCATAAATAAGTCATCTCCCATATTAAAATTTTTTGATTGTAATGTAGCATCATAATTGGCTTTTTCAACAGGATTACTTAAAACATTATAAGCTGAAGTAATTTTTTTATATTTTTCAGATTTATTTATATCGCCCCTATTTTTATCAGGATGTAATTCAAATGATAATTTTCTATAGGCTTTTTTTATAGTTTCCGGCGTAGCATTAATATCAACTCCTAATAATATATAGTAATTATCATTACTATAATCTTCATTAATAATATTCATAGTATATTATTAATACATAAACTTAAATAGTTATTTATACATATTAAATAATATTAAATATGGAACAACCATTTATATATAAATATAGACCTAATAGTCTTAAAGATTTTGAAATAGATAAAACTATTATTAATTTATTAGAAACACTAATAAAGAGTGATATTTTAAATATATTATTAGTTGGTGATGCTGGTTCTGGAAAAACTAGTCTAATTAATTCTATTATAAAAGAATATTATGGAGAGAAATTTGATAATTGTAACATTCTTACAATTAATTCTTTAAAAGAACAAGGAATTGCTTATTACAGGTCTGAAGTTAAAACCTTTTGTCAAACTATGTCAACTATTCCTTATAAAAAGAAAATAGTAATATTAGATGATATAGATAATATTAACGAGCAAAGCCAACAGGTTTTTAGAAATTGTATAGATAAATACAGTAATAATGTTATATTTATAGCATCTTGTTTGAATACCCAAAAAGTAATTGATAGTTATCAATCAAGAGTAATGATTTTGAAAATTAAACCATTAGATAAAAATAATTTAACAAAAATTATAGATAAAATTTGTATAGCTGAGAATATTGATATTGATATAAAAGCAAAAGAATTTATATTATCTATTTGTAATAATTCAATTAGAACTTTAGTAAGTTATTTAGAAAAATTTAAAATCTTAGATGAATATGTTACTTATGATATAGCGGTTAATACATGTACTAATATATCTTTTAATGATTTTGATAAATATCTAGATTTATGTCTAGATAAGAATTTAACTAAATCAATTGAAATAATTTACAATATATATGATAGAGGTTATTCAGTTATAGATATTTTAGATAATTTTTATCTATACATTAAAATTACTGAAAAATTAGATGAACAAGATAAATATGAAATTATTAAACTGATTTGTAAGTATATAATTATATTTTATAACATACATGAAGAAGAGATTGAATTAGCAATTTTTACTAATAATTTAATAAAATACTTATCTCTAAAAATATAATAATATTATATTATATTCTCTCTTTAAAATATCTAAATGGTGTCTCAAATTTTTAAAAAAGATATTCCTATAAAATTATTTATAGATTTCATAGATAAAATTTGTGATAAAAAAGACAATACATATTTACTAAATAAGTCATCATTTAAAAAAGCAGAGTTTCATAATTTATTAGCAGCATTTTTACAAGAATTATTAGAATATTATCACAATTCTAAACACTTCTATATAACTAGAAAACTAAATTACAACTATTTTTTAACAATCATAAGACAAATATGTAGTAATCTAAATATTAAATATGAAAGTAAAATATCTTACATTCGTTCAGTTTATCATACTAGTTATATTATTTATATTGATATTGATATTGATAATCAATAGTTAATTTATATTAATTATTGATTTATATTGATTATTGATTTATATTGATTATTGATTTATATTGATTATTGATTTATATTGATTATTGATTTATATTGATTATTGATTTATATTGATTATTGATTTATATTGATTATTGATTTATTAAAATGTGCTTTCCTAGAATAGTATCACTCTTTAAAACTTGTTCTGGTGATAATCTTGCAAACCACTGTAAATTTACTCTATTTAATAATTTATCCCATGGCACATACAATCCATATGCATTTGGGTCTAATTCTATATAAGTTGAACCTATTAATTCTTCTACACTTACTAAAGAAGAATCTATTTTTTGTACACCTAAACTGATTCCGCTAATCATAATTACATCATTTTGTTGTAACCATAAATTGACTTTTCCAAGGAAATCCTGTTCTAAAGTTAAATCCTTAGAATTTAAAACTGTTAAATAATTATTAAGATTTTGAATAGTCAAATTATTTGGTTTACATGCCATAAAAATAGGTGAAGCAACTACATTATTTTGTAATTTTTCATTACATGTTCTATTTTCAGTTTGTCCCACTAATAATTTATCACTAGTGTATGCTAATTCGTATAAATCTTATAATGATTTAAAACAAACAAATGAAGAAGGTACTATCATACCTCCATATGCATTTAAAAGCGCAGTTAAAGCAATTAATTGTAAATGATTTTTAATAGGTAACGCAACTTTATTTAAATCTATGTTCCAATTAGGAAGTAAAACATTAAATGCTGAATTATCAATTAAACAAACATTAAAATCTCTACTACATTTATTAATAATTGATTGTATAGTTAATTGTTGGTAAGGTTGATTAAAATTGCTAGAAGTTCGTGAACCAAAATTTTCCCAAAATCTACTATTGACTTCAGGAATAACAGGAGTATTACTTTGTAAATATACCCATAAAATAGGTTTTTTTGCACTTCCTAAACTATCTTTGTTTAAAAGATATTTTTCTATCATGGAATGATAATAACCGTTAGTTTTTGTATTTTCATCTAATTTTAATCTTTTATATAATGTTGATAAACCTATGAAAATTATAAAAATAATAATTAGTTTTGCAAATTGCATTTATATATTATATATTAGACTTTTTTCTATCTATTTAAGTGAACGTATACTATTCCAAAATTTATTATTTGCTGTTTCTGCTTTTTCTGCTTGTACACTAAGTCTATAAGCTAATTCGGTATTTTTTTTATCTAATTCTATATGATTATTTGTAATTTGTTTTTCTGCTTCTATTTTTGACATAGGTTTAATATTTTGTCTATTTCTAAAGTCTTGTAAAGCTCCTATATTATTAAATTTTTTCATATTGTTATAATCATTATCACATACTGGAATTACTGTTTCTGTATGTGCTACTTTTAAATCATCATATTGTAATTTGCTAAATAAAGTAGATGTATATGACTCTGGCGTATTTGTATCTAATTCATTATTATTACCAATAAAAGATAATTCTTTAATTTCACCATGTTTCACTAATTGCGATAATTCTTTTTTTTGTTTATTTATTTTTTGGTGCATTTGATTTACGGAACTAATTTTAGTATCATTTATTTCTTCTGTATTTCTAAACCATTCACCATATCCATTATTACTATTGTTATCTATATTAAATTTTTCAAACGTCTCATTAAACCATTTATTAAATTCTGATGTTTTTTTGTTTTTTAGTTTTTCAACTAGCAGTTTTTTGCCTTCATCATTCTTATCATTATCTAGATACTCTATTTTTGATTTTCTCTCATCCAATACACAATTCTTCTTATTTTTATATTCAAAAATATTTTTTAACATTTTAAAAGCTTTTGTGTAAAATAAAAAATAATCTTTATCTAATCCTGATTTATCTGGATGCAATTTTAAAACTGTTTTATAACACAGTTTTAAATCTTCCTCGTTAAAATTTATATCTAATTTAAATAAATTTAATAAATCATTTAATTCATAATTATTAATATTTAAATCCAAATTTTCTATACTCATTAAATATAAATAGTAAAAAATATTTATATTTATATTTATATGTTTATATGTATTTTTTGTATTTTTTGTATTTTTTGTATGTAAATCTATATAATCACTAAATTTTACAACAATTATTTAATAAATGTGTTTACTTTATTAAAAAAGTCTTCTAATTCATGTTGTTGAGCACTATTAACTGTAAAATCAGGTACCCACCAATGTGATTTATTTCTATCTGGATTTGATACATATGCAAAAATAGTTGGAACACTTCTTACCATTTTTTTCTGTTTATATGCTAAAAACAATTCAATATTTTCATCTTTTTCAATATCAATTTCAAAACAAATTGCTTTTGTTGGAAGATTTTGAAATACACTATGACAATATGGTTGAATACGTTTACATGGTCCACACCCCTCTGCTCTAAATTTAATAATTATTGC